TCCTGTTCCTTGTGCCAATATTGATGCCACTGTTACTGTTTTTAAATTATCTGCATCACTTGTATCTTGGATTAAAACCTTATCGTTTGCAGCAGCAGTTACATCTGTTAATGTTGCTCCATCTAAAGCATCTGTTACATTTGCTTCGTCAGTTACATCTGCACCATCTTCAACATTTAATACTGCTAAAGCATCTGCTTTACTTAATACTTCTTGTACTCCAGTTCCTGCGGTATCTCTACCAATGAAACTAGCTGTTGCCATATCTGCATTCTTATCTAATGTTATCGTTGCATCTTCAATATATTTCCCTTTTAATTGTGCCATTCTTGTTTCCTCCTTTTATTTTTTATTTCTTTTAATATATGTAATCGACTGATAATATATCACCCTCCGATAATAGAGTTTCTAATGTTAAACCATTCCAGTTTAACCTCTTGATAGTTGTGCCATCTGTTATCACTGTGAAGTCTGTTGTATACAATTGTTTAATCCCTACTACTGGGAATACTCCTACCGCTGTATTATCCTGCGGAGTATTTGCTAAATCAACATACTTATTTGCTATGTTAGTTGCCGTTAGTGTTAAGTTCTGCGTTATCTTGGTAACGCTTCCCCCACTATCTGTTACCCATTTGGTATCATAGTCAGTTGCACTTGCTTTAGCTAATACTTGGTCAGTTGTTCCACCTGATGCTATTCCCTTACCTGTAGCACCTCTCGCTCCTGTTACTCCACGATTGATGAAGAAGTCTAATACTATTCCATCTTTTGTCTTTCTTACTTTTACTTCTGGTTCATCTCCAGGACCTATTTGTTTAACTTTACCGATTGTTATGTTATTCATTGGTGCGTCTTTTCCATCGGTTCCGCTCTTACCATCTTGCCCTTTTTTACCATCTGTTCCATTTCGTCCATTTAAGCCGTGCTTACCGTCTTTACCTTTAAGACCGTCCTTACCATCAACTCCGTTAGTTCCGTCCTTACCAGGTTGCCCTTTACTACCTGTAATAGAGTATCCTGTGGCTCTATCTAGTTTCTTGTTTCCTACATACCAATAGCCATCTTTAATTGTATATTTAGCCATCTTATTGATTAACTCTAATGATATGTTAGCTATGTCTTTTGTTACATCTATCTTCTTAACTTCTTTAATTGTATCTTTCATTTCTTTAACTGTTGCCTTTAATGAAGCTATATCTTCTTTTGATTTACCTAGTTCTTTGACTTCTTTCTCTACCTTTTTAGATAGTAAAGTTAAACTCTTTAAGTAATCATAGATATATTTGATGTCTTTATTCATTGTTTAACCCCCTATTAATTGGTTTAAGTCGCCTTGTGCTTCGTTGTTTCCTCCACCTTCGGTCATCATCTGTTCAACTGTTGCTTCTAGTTCATCATCAGGTAATGCCCTTAATTGGTCTTGTATTTCAGGTGGTAATGTTTCTATAAATGCCATCATCTGTTCAAACTTACTATCTTGTGCTACTTGTTCATCAGCATCTAATAGTCCTTGTCTTGATTTTATTTCTTTAACAAGTTCATCTCTATCAGGTATTTGATGTTCAGGTAATCTTTCTAAATAATCAACTACTGTAATAGCTCCAAGTTCTAATAAATCTCGTAAGTCTTTCAAGCTTGATAGTTCACTTGCATAACCTATTGCTCCTACATCTATTGTCTTACTTACGTTTAAGTCTTTCATTGTATCAAAGTCAAACGATTCATAACGACTATCTTCACCTTCTGTTATCTTAACTGGTCTTGTTCCGTATTTAGTTCCTATCATATCAAGTAAGTTATCTACAAACTGTTCTGTAAATTCATATAGATTACTTCTAACATTCTCTAATGGAACTGCTGATAGTTTTTCTGCTAACGCCATAGCCGATGTGTTATCCGGTGTTACATTACCTACTGCTGCGTCATTTATTCCTAACATATCTTTAGTGTGTGTTAATATCATTTCTATTAGTGGCATTACTTGGTTAGATACTTGACCTGTTTCCAAGAACCCTGCTACATTACGAACACTTTCGCCCTGTGTCATGTTTTGCATTGGTATTGCTTTACCTATTTCATTCGTTGGTGCAGACATCTTACTAGCGTCATATACCATTGTTGGGAAAGCATTCTTCATTACTGAATAAACTATCATTGCTGTTAGCTTATTGATTGCTATCTGATTAGATACAAGCCCTGTTGCTCCTGCTCTACCATGATATTGGTTCTTTTGTTTCTTATAGTTCATCCAAGCTATTGGGTATCTATTTAGTCCTGTTTGAACTTCTTTATATATATAAGCCTTCTTAACAAGTTTAGTAGCTGTTATAAGTTTAGTCTTAGCATCTCTCTTATATACTATGATATATAATGCTTTACCATACTTATCAGCGTCTACTTCTATCTTACCGTTATCTCCTGCCATGTATTCCCATTCTGTATCTTCGTTGATTTGTTCACCTTTTTTATTATCTTTATACAGTTTAGCTTCTTCTTTTAATGTGTCAACTAAATCTCTACCTATTACAATGATATAAGGTTGTTTCTGTGGGTCTGGGTTATTAGCATTACCAAACATAATGTTCGGGCTATCTACTAACTCTGCTTCTATTTCGCCTTCTATATCTGCAAACTTACCTTTTAACGGTCTAGCTTCAGCATTCCAGTAAGTATGTAAACACATATCACCCATGTCAAAAGCATCCCCTAGTCCTTCACGAACTTTGAACTCATACTTAACCTTATCAAATATGTTTCTTATCTCTGCATTAGCCATGTCTGTTGCTTTAACAGCTTGTTGTTGAGCTTCATCTCTATCTGCTTCTTCACTTGTAAACTCTTCTGGTTGTATTGTTGCACTTATAGCTGTCGATGTTACATTAGCTACTGAATATTGTTTAGCTTTCTGCATTATAGGTATCATTGGCTTACTAATATCATCTGCTTGGACATTTCTCCATTGGTCATCGTTATTGAATGCTATGTTTACATCTATTGTTTCATAGTAACTCTTTGCTCCTATTATAACTCTTTGATTATAGCCAACCCCTGATTCATATAGTGACCATTCATCTAGCATAACTTGTTCTTCATTCATTGTTTATACCCCCATGTAGCAATACCCTCGTTATAGTTAAATAACTTTTGCCAGTCTTTTTCTATCTTTTCTTTTCTCTTTAGTTCCATTTCATCTTCTTCTACCTTTTGCTTCTGTTCCTTTGTTATAACAGTTACCTTTTTAGGATTCATTAATAAGTAAATCATTACTCCCGTTTGTATAACTACTATCAACAATAATACATATTCCATTTCTTTACCCCCCATAGTGTAAGAAGTCGTTGCTTGGTGTTCCTCCAGCTATTGCTTCTACTGTTTGTGTATATTTTAACTGATTAAATCTATCTCTATCTGTTACTTCATCCATTGGTTTCTTTAATCTTTCTATACAGAATCCTCTTAACGCATCATTGATATGTGTTAGTTCATGAGGTTCATTAGCTACATCGTTAGGTTTCTTCTCATCAAACTGCAACATTGGTAATGTTCTTATCAAGTTAGTACAGTTCCTGAATATCTTTAATAGGCTATCTAGTTTAAAGTCGCCAGTCTGTTCATCTCTTGTCTTAATTACTTTCAAGTATTCCTTGACTGCATACCAACCATTAACTCTTTCATTGCTTGACCTTGTCAGTAGTATTCCGTTACGTTTGAATACCTCTGCACTATCTTCTCCTGTATTACTCTTACGTTGCCATAAGTCAGGTGGAGCATAGATACATACTGTCTTATCATTGCCATTAACTTCTTTGATTCTCTTACACGCTTCACTTATGATTAAGTCCTTTTGATACAACTCTTTGTAAACGTATGTTCGGTTATTATTATCAACAGCCATCCATAGGACAGCTAACATATCTAAACCATAATCTAATGTTATATACTTTCTCCAACTCTTATCTATTTCTATTGGCTCTATAACGTGTATTGCTTGTCTAAACTCACTAAAATACTGACCTTCAAATACATCCCAATCACCATCTAACATGGCTCTTCTTCTATCCTCTGGTAAGTTTTCTAATGCTTTTATATATGACTTATCGTGTTCCATTATGAATTTGTTCTCATACACCTTTGCAGGTATGAACTTATAGTCTAATGGTATCTCTGTATCTGTATAGTCTTTATCTATGAATAATCGTTTAACCCAAGCATGACCTACTCCTCCGGGGTTACAAGTAAAATACATTCTAGGAACGAACTCTTCTTTCATTGTTCCTGACAATCTATTTGACTCAGTTAATGTTTGATACTGAAACTCTGTGAAATGTGTTGCTTCTTCCATGATGATTACTTCATAAGCTTGTCCTTGATACTGCAATACATCACTCTCTGTTGAACAGTAACCTAGTTTAATCCTACTACCATTAGGGAATAAGAACTCTTTATGGCTATCTCTATACGTTGCTACACCCTTTAACATCTTCTGTAATGGTATTAGATGGTTTTCTCTTAACTCTGGTAATGTTCTTCTTAACAACAATATCTGTATAGCTTCGTAGTTCAGTGCTAGTAGACACATCTTGAT